CTATAGGAAGTAAATCTGGTGTAGGTGGGGGCTGTTTGAACTGTGCATGCGCTGATCTTTCATTTATTGCGGGTGGTCAGCGGAATCATGTGAAAGCAGCACATGTATGCTCTGCAATAGTTGGGGGAACGCGGGTCACTTCTGTGAGCGCGTGTATGTTACATACACACACTTTATGGTTAAGTTCTGGGGCGTTGCCCACTAGTGATCCAGGTGTTCCGGGTGTTGTATGGAACAGCTGTGGTGACTTAAAAATATCTATCTAATATACCATTGATATTCTGAACATATCTACTACATACTAGTAGATATGTCAGATTCTAAACCAAAAACTTCAAATAAAAAATTTACAGTCTTTCACATTGAGGGTGGTATAGGAAAACATGTTGCAGCAACAGCGGCAATAAGTGCTTATAAAAAAAGCAACCCTTATAGAGATATTGTAATTGTGTGTGCGTGGCCTGAGGTGTTTTTAGGTAATGATGATGTGTCTAGAATTTACAGAATAGGACATGTTCCTTATTTTTATGAAGATTTTATCTATGATAAGGATGTTGAAGTTTTCGCTCATGACCCGTATAGACAGAGTTCGCATATTACTAAGAAAAAACATTTAGCGGCTACGTGGTGCGATATGATCGGAACGAAGTATAATGGGGAAAAGCCTAAAATACATTTTAATTTACGAGAAAAGGATTTAGTGGATCCGGAATTAGCCCAGGTCGAAAAAACTAAGCCTCTTCTTATTTTTCAACCCTTCGGAGGACCGGGGCAGGACCACCAGCCTCATAATTATTCTTGGGTAAGAGACATACACCCTAATATCGCACAACAACTAGTTAATGTTTTAAGTGAAAAATATATAATAATACACGTATGTTATAATTTTCATCCACAGCTAGAAAAAGTTATTAGATTTGAAAAAGAATGTTCGAAAAAGGAACTTTTCAATTTATTGCGGTTTTCGGACAAGAGGCTTCTTATTGACTCTGCTCTACAACATGCTGCTGCAGCGATGGAGTTGCCTTCCACAGTTGTATGGGTAGGTACTTCACCGGATACATTTGGTTACAAGCTTCATAATAATATATTACCTATAAAAAGCTTTCCAACCGGGCATGTAGATAGCTATCTATATGATTATAATTTTACTGGGGAGGTTTACGAGTGCCCCTATAAGGATTTTACCGAAATACACTCGGTAGAGAAGATCCTAAAAGACTTTTAACCTATTTCGTGAGGCCCTAATACGGTAATAACGCTACTAAGTGCATCAACTGTTGATGCCCATCCTGCTTCATTAGCTGTTACGATCGTAAAATTACCATCACCAGATAATGTACTAGCGGGAAAATGGATAGTAGTTATATTGTCAGAACCAACACTATAATAATCTTTATCTAATTTGTAACCACTTATAGTTGAGATACTAGTTGAGGCTGAGGTTATTTCTTGATAGTTAGTAAAGAATGTTTCTTGAATATTAGAAGAGAGGTACCAGCTATTATTAAAGTCAAATCTCTTACCATATAAGATGAAATTGTTCTCTATACTACTTAATACTGATGAATGACCTCTTAGTGGTTCAAATGTACCTGTGGTGGAATAAAATATATTTGTAAATGATGGAATTGCTGAAACTGCTATAAGCTCTGAGTAGCTTGTAGGTACATTTCGGGCGTATCCCGAAAGAGCGCCGTAGCCTTGCTGCTCGTAAGTTAAAAACTGTACCGGGTTATTTAAAGGATCATAAATTCTATTTTTTAAGCCCACGTTTATAAAGTTATTATTAACTTCGTAAATAGTACCTACCGTGTCTTTCTGTTCCGGAAACAGCCACCCTTTAATTGTAAATGAAGTGTCAATTACTACTCTAAATTTATCATTGTATGTTGTATCTGTAGGTGTGTTGTAGTTTAAGGTCCCATTCCATAAAACTTCAGACCTAATTTCTTGGTCATAATCAGCGCCGAAGATTTTTGGCACTTTCCACGATAATATAATATACGGGTTATTATAAGGAGCAAAATTAGAAATTATCTGATCAGCATCTTGCATATAACGTGTCATTATAGACATACTAACCTCTAAATTAACCGGGACAGGCATTAAAAATTTAGAAGACTCAGAAGATGAATCTGTTATTGATGTTGGTATGTAAGTTGGTACTAATTTATTAAAAACTCTAGATTCATCCCGAGCTACGCTTTGTAAATTAACAGCTACAACAGGAAGTGTTAGGTTTTGTGCTCTATTAACTAAATCATACATTACTCTTTGCTTTGGAGCAAAGACATATCTTACATCTACATTTTGTTTAGGATTTCTGTCCTTATCATAACGGGAGATGACCACATCATCAAACGCAGCTATAAACTGAGTTAAAATATCCTTAATTTCAAAATGAAAAGCTCTATTCTTCATTCAACATATATATTTATTAACAAAACCGATCTAAAAAGTACTTCGGAAGCTTATACTTATTTTTAATGACACTTTCTACCACAGCAGCGTCTAAAATATACGTAGTACAGTGGTCTTTTTGTGATCTTACTCCTCTTCCACAAGCTTGAATAAGTGAACATAACATTTTATTTTCATACCACACAAAATCCCCTTTCATCATCTTTTCTATACGCTTATCTCTTGTAGGTAAGAAAGGAGCTTTAATGATTATCTGAAATCTTGCTAAATCATCTTTCAGGTCAACGCCGTGTGACAATGATGGTGAAATAAGAACTGTTGGCTCATCACTAGCCATATGCTGATCTAATATGTCTTCATTGCGAACGCCTGGCTCTCTTATTAAATAACGCTCTCCTAGAAGCTTACCAGCCATGTAAGAAGTAATATTATTATTTTGAGTGTGAATTATTCCTTTTTCATCTTTGTGAAAGTTGCAAATCTCTTCTACCTGCTTAGCTATCTTAGGTAGATTTTTGCCCATGTTGTAATAGTTCAACTTAACTTTTGTATTACAAAAAATAGGAGCATTATCTGGATTAAAAGACGACTCAGCTTCAACGTATTTAAATTCCTCTATACCCAAGTTCTTACAAAAATTTGAAGGGTCAATAATTGTAGCTGACATTAGAATTACCTTATCAGCATATTTGAACAAGTGATTAGAAAGCTTGTCAACCTTCAGAGGCATAAAAGTTATGCCTTTTGCATCTTTATCATAGATATACTCACTATCTTGCCAGCTATCAATAATAAGCGAAAGTTTAGAGTGGAGATTACTCAATCCTATAAGCTCGCTTTTCTTTTCAAGCAGATACTTTTTCCCCTTTGCTCCTGTTATAGCATCTTGTAACCAATCCATCTTTTCTTTTAACTCTAGAACCAACACATTAATCCATTTTATAATATTATCACCTTTTGTATAAATTGGTCTAATATGTATCTCCATTTTTTTAAGAAACTCGAAATTTACATTACATGAAAACTCCTTAACCAGCTGACCTTCTAATTCTGCCGCTTCGTCACAAATTAAATATTGTCTTTTCTTTAAATGAGTTGGTAGAGAAAAAAACATATTATAATTAAGCGTATTAAATGTTGAAACTAGTGCTTTATTTCTCTGCTCATAATAAGGGCAAACTCCTTTAGACCAGCATTCGTCCCTAAGCTTATGTATAAGCATACACGGGGCTACTTCAACATTAAAAGTATCATCAACTGCGCACATATAGTTTGATTTACCTTTTAATGCTTCTATATCTTCAAATAGATCTTTATATTGATCTTGTAGTGCTTTAGTAATAGTTAGAGCTGTACAGCCGAACGCCTTTTCATCATAACACTCACCTTCATGCGTATAACTACCGCCATGAGCTCTCTTAAATGCTAAATAGTTTATAACAATATCTCTAAACTCTTCTGTGCATTGATCAGCTACATTGCCTATAGTTTTAGAGATAAAAGATTTTCCAGATCCGGTAGGTGCGTTACATACCACAAATTTATGACCATCTGTAAATGCTTGATCTATATTTTTAAGCAGTTTTACTTGCTGCGGATTAGGATTATAATCTTTAGGGAAACTGCTTAATAGACCAGCGATCACGCCTTATTGTATATTCTTTTTATCTAATATCAAGAAATGTAGTAAGGTGTCATAAAGCTTTGACTTTGAACTGCTATCCATGCACTTTACAGATATAAAATTATGTTCAGGTAAGAAAGAACTTAACTCGTAGTTGAAAACTAATGATTCATCTCTTTCTTCAACCCTAAAAGGGTAAGGTAGCTCTAAATATTTTGTTTTGCCTTCATATTCTAGTGTTAAGAAAATATTATACTGCTTTATTTGGAAGAGCTTTAATTTACCCTTTTTGAAAAGTTTTTTATCTGTCCTTATTTCAAGATCGGATAAAAGTAAAGGTTTTAGCGTGTCTGTAACTTTTTCTAAATTAAAATTCATGAATTCATAAATGTAAATTTTTGTTCCTTGGACATAGGATAAATACTCTCATTAAAATAAGTCCAAAATTCTTCGTCGGCCGGCCATTGTTCTATTAAATTAACATCATTCATGCTTATATTCCTAAAGCTCTGCATTAATATGTCCCATACTACGATTAAATTTTCAGCGACTTCATTTAATTGAGGTGGTCCTTTTGGGGGAATGTAATTCAATGAGAGGCGGCCGTTAGTCGATGATAACAACTCATATGATTTGGTACATATCATTCGCCGTGTAGGGGGGAACCCTGGCTTAGGATCCCTTCTTACAAATCTAATATCTGCTACATTATTTTGTAAGATAGAATTAAGAGCTGCTCTTTGTACTATCATCTTTTTTTCTACAAATACCGAACATTCTCTCTTCGTTAAGGAATATACCTTTTCCTATTTTACCTTTCCCAGATATTGATACATTTGAAATGGTGACACCCATATTATTCGGGAAAATAACTATATCACCTTCTTTTGCATATTTTGCATCAGGACCTGCTAGGATAACTTTACCTTTACGCCAAGCTTTTGTAAGAGCGTTTGTTGGTATAACAATACCACCTCTTATTACCTCGTCGCCCTCGTCAGTTTCGTCAACATACTCAACTAACATAATATCGTCAAAAATAAAGTCGAGATCGTAGTCTTCAAGACCAAAATCTCCTTTATCCTTTTGAGTTAGGTCGATAAGACTTTTAGTTGGGGCCAAATTATCTATAGATGCCATTGCCATGACTCTATTTAGTTAGATATTGGCTTTAATCCAACCCTCTACAGTAATTGTGGGCTCCCAATCTAGTAGTTGCTTAGCTTTATCTATATCAGCTAACGTATCTTGAGATTCACCGCCTCGATCAGGTATAAAAACATAATCCTCGCTTACCATTTTAGCTATTTCTAGAATACTATTATTGGTTCCTGTACCTAGATTAATTACCTCGCCTACAGGTTTTTTATTAGTTAAATCTGCTGCTAAAATATTTCCTTTTACAATATCCCCTACATGTGTAAAATCACGTGTTCTTAATCCGTCACCTACTACAGTGAGATCTTCGTTATTTTTTTTTTGTCTGATAAAGATTCCTATTACTGGTGCGTACTGCCCCTTAACTGGTTGACGTTCTCCATATACGTTAAAGTATCTAAATGTAACGGTCTCCAAATCGAAAAGATCTGTATACATCTTACATAATTTTTCGCCGGCAACTTTAGTTACTGAGTATGGGTTTAAACAGTCATCGGGCATGTCTTCTTTTAGAGGGATTTTGTTTAAAAGACCGTAGCTAGCAGATGTAGAGCTATATATGACCCGTTTAACTCCAGCTTCTTTAGAACATTGTAATACAGTACATGTACCAACTGTATTGCTTTGTGCTGCTAATATAGGATTATTTAACGTGGGTTGTATTCTCGATTCAGCAGCTAAATGAAAAACTACATCAACTGAATCATATAATTTACGCGTTTTTTCGTAATCACAAATATTATATTCATAATATTTTACCGCGTTTCTATATTTTGATTGTCTTGAAGGGGAATCGTTATAATAAAATTTTTCATTAGCTTCACTAATTAAGCTATCGATAACTATTATATCATCATATAGAGGAACTAATTTATCAACTAAGTTAGATCCAATAAAACCGCAACCTCCAGTAACTAGTGCTTTACTCATAGTCTTTTATATATTGTTTAAGTTCTCGTGCTGATATATTTTTATTTTTTGCTATTAATTGTATATTTTCCTCTTCATCTTTTTCTTTTTTAATCTTTTTAATATAAGATATTTTTTTCCATTTTAGTCGAGGAATTAAGTAGTAATACATTCTATAAGTTCTCTGCTTATCTTCAAAAATAGTACTAAACCTATTTAAAGTTTCATTAGTAAAGAGTGACATGTTATCATTATAAAAAGATAACCATCTATTAAAAAGAAACGGCACAAACGCCTGTTCACCTTCTGGGTCTAGATAATCTGCATTATCTTTTTTAGCGTAAAATAATTTATTTTGTAATTGAAAGAAATTCATTACTGGTCTTTATAATTATACTGGGTTCTTTATTATTTCCAGTTTTTATATACATATAAAATCATCATTAAAAATATCAGTTGAGTCCGGACCACCTTTACCAAACCACATTTTTGGAAATATCTTATATTCGTGCTCCCCTAAAAACGCACCCCACCAACTAAACGTACTATTACTTCCAATTAAGTATCTTCCTTGTGTTAAGAGATATAAATCTTCTATTTCATTATTACCTTTAATATACATATAATTACTCTTAAATTCTTTTTCCAAAAAAGCAATATCATCAGTTACTATCAAATTTATAAACGGGGTACTTATTGACCCTTTAATTATATCTCGTGCATAAATATAATAACCCTCAGTCATGCATAAATGGTAATTACCATGAGTATAGTCTCCTCTTCTTACATGATTAATAATAATTTCATCTTTTATATCTCTTATCTGTTTGTCTATCTTTTCTCTGATGTCTTTAGGAAAATAAAATAAGCTTTTTATTTCTTTTTCGTATTTTTTAAAATATTTTATACTTTGAAAATAACCATGTAAGCAAATATCATCTATAGGCGGTATTTTCGTATATCTATGAGTAGGTTCATAATATATTTTTTCAAAGCTTACAGCTGTACTTTTAATATTTTTAAAAATATTATCTCTATATCTTTCAGGGTGGAAGTGAGCATGGTTAGCATGCATTTTATAATTAATGCACATCTCTGTTCCATTTTCTTTAGCTACTGCATATGCAGTAGCAATTTGAAACATATTATTACCTAACCCACCAATTAGCTGCGGAATTATCACTTCAACTTCTCAGCCCAATAGTCTATCATCTCGTCAATCATACTTTCAAAAGTATATTTTGGATGCCACCCCAAAGTTGACATGATCTTAGAACTATCCCCTTTTAAGTTCTCTAATTCTTCTGGTCTAAAATATTTGTTATCTTGTTTTACCAAATCAGTACTTAAATCAAGTTTTGAAAACGTATAATCAACTAAATCTCTTACAGAATGTGATGTACCGGTTGCACATACAAAATCATCAGGTTTATCATGTTGGAGTATTAGCCACATAGCTTCAACATAATCTTTTGCGTGACCCCAGTCTCTAGTAGCATCTAAATTACCAAGTACAAGTTCTTTTTTTAGGCCTTTTTTAATTTGAACTGCAGCTTTAATGACTTTCGATGTTACAAAATTGCTACCTCTTCTAGGTGATTCGTGATTAAAGAGAATTCCATTAGATATAAATAGGTCATATGACTTGCGATAATTTCTACATATATTATATGCAAAAACCTTAGCGCACCCATAAGGGGATGCCGGATTCAGCGGAGTTGTCTCTCTTTGGTACCCGTCATCATCAACACTGTTACCAAACATTTCTGATGAAGATGCTTGATATACTTTAATGGATGGATCTATAATCCTTACAGCTTCGAGCAAGTTTAACGTACCCAGGCCAGTGCTTAGTGATGTATAGACAGGTTGATCGAAGCTAATTCGAACATGTGACTGCGCAGCTAGGTTGTAAATTTCTGTTGGTTTGGATTTATGAACTGCATTGGTTAAAGAAGATTGATCACATAAATCTGCATAAATTAAATTGTCCTTAATTTCGTTATAAACATTATCCAATCTAGCGGTTTGATTTTCAGAGACTGAATTACGTTTAATAGTACCATAGACTTCGTATCCTTTATCTAGCAAAAACTCAGCTAGATATGAACCATCTTGGCCGTTAATCCCTGTAATTAATGCTCTGTTTTCTCGCACTTGCATAATTTTTATTAAACCACTCTACTGTTTCTTCTAAACCTTCTCTTAACCCTGTAAATTTAAAATCAGGAAATAGTTCCTGTATTTTAGAATTATCAGTTGGCTTTCTATATTGACCATCGGGTTTATCTTTGTCCCAGACAACTTTACCTTCAAATTTAAAGATGTCTACCAACATATCAACAACTTCTTTAATAGAAACTTCACAACTAGTAGATAATATCACAGGCTCAGTTTCATTGTATTTATCGAGTAATTTTTCAGTTAATTTTGCAACATCTTTTGCAAAAATAAACTCTCTTAGTGGTTTTCCAGTACCCCAGACTTCAAAATCTCTATCAAAGTTTTTCGATATATACATTTTATGGATAAGCATAGGAATTACATGTCCATGCTCTAAGGAAAAGTTATCGCCCGGTCCGAAAATATTAGTTGGAATTACACAGAAATAATTTTTATCATACTGCTCGTTAATAGCTCTAATTTGAACTTCAGCCATTCTCTTAGCATAAGCATACCCAAAATTAGATTCATGCGGTGGTCCAT